GAGCCGATATGGCTGATTTATCCAAATCAATTCAAGGCTTAGTCAGAAGTATTGTGAAGACGTATGAGACTGTATCGGAAAAATGGGACAAGGAAGGTGCTTTGACTACCAATGATTACATTGATATGGTTTCCTATGTAGGCAAAAATATTGGGAGTGTCGCATCGGCTACCACAATATTTGGTACTTCTGGGCAGAGTATGACCAAAGCTCTAGAGATGGTAGGTGCATTATCAAATGCCCTTTCACAAGCTAAGACGACCACACAGAAATTCCTTCCAGAGTCAGTAAATCCCCTCTACACCGAAAAAGAAGCTATGAAGGAGAGGGCTAGGCAGATAAGAAGGGAGAAGAAGAAGGCCAAGCAGGAAAACGGCGAAAGGTCAGCAACCTACAGAAAACTTTCACGGGAATTAAGGCAAATAAACAAACAGTTGAAGATAAGGGGCTGGGAAGACTAGTCCCCACCCTCAACCTAACCAATACTAACAATGGCAACGAAAAAAAAGGTAAAAGCAGTAGAGTCGGAAGTGGTTTCCTCTGTTGAGCCAGAGGCTGTGGCAGTCCCCATGACAATGGCGGCGGCCACACCTCGCGCCAACGGACAATCGTCCAACGGCTTTGCTAAGGTAGAACAGGGGAAATCCTATGTTCTATCCGTCAATGCCCCTTCTGGTTCGGGAGAAGTCGAACTATTGGCGGCAGATAGTGATACACAAAGCGAGCCTGACATGTTTTCTCTTCTTTGCACGAAAGTGGAGAACTCTATGCAGATTCCCTTTGTGGCTGTTTCTTCTTGGGTATATGTGCAAGCAGGTAATAGTAACATTAACTGGCTTGTAACACCGGCAAATTTTAGTCTCGCCGTTCCCGGTGTGTCGTCCGGTGGCGGCGAAAGCTTTGACCCGGAAGCGCCCCAAGAGATTTCAGGTGACTGGCAGTTTACAGGCGAATTAATTAGAACGGTAAAGGCATCCCCAGCGGCCAATGATGTCTTGAACAAGGCAATGGGGGATAACCTTTATATGACGCTTGATACCGAGCAAGAAGTTCAAGGGGCAAAAAATTTTGAAGGTAATATAAAAATACGAACAATCCAGTCAGATATTACCGATAAAGAGCCTACTGTTAAACTGGTAATTTGGACATTCCTATGCAACAACGGGAATATGGTTATATACCAGTACACCACCTCCTCTTTGGTTGGCTTACAAAGTGCTGACACAGGAGGCGGTTTCAATGTGGCTAAAAACGGCCAAGCCACCTGTGAAAACTCTCTTCTGGTAAGGGGGGGTACGACAATAAACTCTTTAAGTGCTACAGGGCCAGCGACTTTCGATAATACTGTAACTGTTACAGCAGGAAACAAAATTTTGAGTTCTGTTATAGCACAGGATGATTTGACTGAAACAACGGTTGCTCCTGTAGGAAGTAACGATGCAAGGTATATTCAATTCAAATCCATGACCAAGGCAGAATATAACGCTTTGGAAACGAAGAGCAATTCAACCATTTACTTTTTAACCGACCAGAATATGTGGGCTATCGGCGACAAGGAGCTTGTCACGTCTGATATGCCCGCTTAGTTGGTGGGGGGGGTGAATAACTCTCTCTCCACCAGTTACTTACAGAAACAAATGAAGATTTGGGCCAAGTGTCCATACCCAACAACGAAGAAGAAGAATCAATGTACATTAGAACTATTCCTTTAGTAGCGGAATCTGGTTATGCTACCAACGACGCTGTACTTCCGGCAGAAGCACCTTCTGGGGTTTATGAAGTTTTAATCCCTAATTTCGGCGTCCAAAGTACCTATACTATTGTAGCATACAACCAAGGCTCCGGCAATAATCGTCCAGACATTATTAAAACTTTGGAAGACTGTAATCAACCTCTGATATATAACGGAGACTACTCTGATTTTTCAGGGTGGAGTTATGAAAACGAAACTGGCGGTTCGACTATAGCTATTCCAGTTGGAGCTAATGTTGTTCGTTTGAGTTGTTACTTTCAGCACGTTATTGGCGAAGCAACTTCCTTGATTAAGGTATCTTGCAATAATGGCTTCACTCAAGGAAACACTATCGGTTCTATTGTGGTTCGTCAATTAGCATAACTACTATGATTTTAAGAGCAGTTTTTCAAGAAGTCGGAGAATACGATAAAGCCACTATTTCCCCTCTGCAACTGGATGATTGGAGATTGCTTTCACCGGAAGACCTCCCAGAACATCTTCAAGAGGTTTGGACTAAACTCAAGGACGAAATGGCTTCATTAAAAGAGGGATGGATTGTCAACGAGTTTGAAGTCTTCCCTTCTCTAGAGAAACCAGACAAGGAGATTGAGATAAAAGTCACGGCCAGAAACAAAATAAACAATCTTCCTCAACCTCATGTTCCTATGAAAATTTTTACTTTTAACGAGATTCCTACTCTTAAAAGAGAAGATAAAGAGGTTATTGAGTTTTTGAGATGGTTTAAAGAAACAAAGCCAGAATAAAGCTTGACCGATAGAGCCACTTACGCTATCATCCACCTGTATTCATCAAACGGTTGATGACATTGCGTTAGTATCATATCATCCGAGGGCGCAGGGTTTTTCTCATGTTTTACCTGCGCCCTCGGTTTTTTTGTGCCAGTTGAGGTGGGCCTAAAAAAATAACCCTTGTATGACACAATTATAAACCCCTTATAATAAGGACATTGTAATAAATCTCCAAGCAATCCTCGCCTTTTTTATGTCAAACTTTAGGCTTGATTTTTTGAGGGGTGTGTCGTTAAAATCTTGTTCAAGGAACAGGGCGGTTAAGTTGATTGTCTTCCTTTGGCCGCTCCAAGGCTCAATCTCCCTCGTGGTTAGCAACAACCAAGTGTTTAGCAAATAACTTGGTTCTCTACAAGAAAAGAGTTCGGATATGGCAAGCATATCCTTCATGATTTTTCAAAAGTTTTGATTTACGCCTATCGGCTATGGAGCCAAACAAAGTTGTGGGCTTGGTTAGAGAAACAAAGGGATTAGAAAATAAATGGTTTTAAAACAGTTCTAATTTGGAACACGTTGGTTAGATAAAGTATGTAAGAATAAACCATTTAATATTTAATTATCAGTTTTATTCCTTCGTTCGACTAACAGGTTGCATAGAGCGGCTAACAAGAGAGCCAAGTTCGAAGGTGTTAGCGAAACGATAACATAGACCACTTCGAAGTTATTAACTACCGTCTCCAACCACAAAGGACGTTACACCGTATATACGCGCGCGCGAATTTATAAGAGAGGAAAACAAAAACTTTTCTCTCTTCTGTATGACATTTTCAAAAAAAAAAAACATTGATTACTCTCTCGTTGCTTATTAGTATTGCTACATCGTTAGGAGCTACATGGTGTATTTCCTTCGATGTTTTGCCTTGAATCCAAAACAACCAATAACCAATAAATAGTATGGAACGAAAAAAAATAAACGGAGAGGAATTTCCGAAAAGCATGTTGAGAGGACTTATTGCCATGTTTGACGATAATCCTGTCAGGAGCGCCATATTTATGGCTGATTTTGAAGACTTGTGTAAGAAAGGTATTGATTTAAATCCTGATTGCAACGTCTGGTATAGAGTCAAACCTGACGTTATCGACTTAGTTGACGAATTGGATATTTCCGAAGAGGATAAAACAACCATTAAGAAGAAAATCTCCAATCTTATCGGAGCGCCTGTTTTCCATGTTGGTGAAAACGCTAAGACTGATTCGCTTGTTGTGTCTGGTCTAGTCGAAGGCAAAATGATTGGCTTTGATAAAAAGTATTTCTATAAGATTAAATCCAAGCCTTACATGAAGAAGCTGAAAAAGGCGCTCTTCGTTTCCGCTTCTTGGGAAGAATTTATCAAACCTCTTATTTATACCATCAGAGGATTTGGGCTTGATAAGTGCGCTAGCTTCCCTAGTATTGAGGCGAAGCGTTCCGATGAAGAAGAAGATTAACCTTGCAGTCTTGAATAACTTTTTAACGTTCCTGAACAATGTTCATGAGCTAACCGAGCGAGGTTGGGTTCATGAGGCAACAGGGACAATGTATAAAAAGTGTTCAAAGCTTTTCGACACATTCAAAGAGTCCTATTCAGGCAATTCCCTAAGCCCCGATAAAGACATCGTTATGGATGAGGTTTCCTTAACAGAGACGCCTAGTGATGACGAAGTGCTTGAGGTGCTTAGGGAAGAATGTGACGAGATTTGCGAATACCTTTATGAGGTAGCCGGACAAGAATCATTTTTAGTTTCACAAGTAGATGAAATTAAAACTGTTTTGAGTCAGCAACTATTTGTTGCTAGGAAGGTGTAGCAAAACCCTGCCATATGAGTTTATGAGCTAGGGTAAAAATCAATCCAAATCAAACAACTAATCATATAAAAGTAGGAAGTGTGGTATATACCGTAGGTCAACCTTCACGGCCACCTCGTAAGACCTCCGCACTACGGGCGTAAAATGCGTTAGTAGTGCGGAGTTTTTGTTTGTATAGGAAAACAATGAATGTTATTTGTCCATGTATGAAGACAACTTACACGTTCGAAGCGCTAGTAGAGGCTGTTGCTGTTCAGGCTGGGTTAGATACTAGTGTTCCCGAAGACCACACCAAGGCGTGTGAGCTTGCCACATGGATGCTTGACGAAGGATATTCTTCTATCGTCCTGACTCATGCGGCAGAGTTTGCAGAGGAAAAGGGTGTTCCTGCCAAATGGATTGCCCTTGTCAGTGCCATCATTGGTGCTGTTATTGCCTTTTTCTGCACTACTGGTTGTGCCAACACATCGTTTACTTTGTCTGGTGAACAGGGTGGGCAGATTAGCTATAGCGTTGACGAAAACGGGAACCTCATTATCTCCGGCAAGCCTCCTGTCGTCCAAAAACTCAAGAAGTGACGTTAATGCCGACAACAAAAATTGCTTCTCTTCTTCAAGTTGTTAAGGATTATAAGGAGATTGTAATCCTGTTCGCTCCTTTGGTGTGTTGCTTCTTTCTGTATCAGGACAACGTAAAAATGCGGCAGGACATGCTAAAGTTGCAACAAGACCAAGCTCATGCGACATTGAAGATTTCAGAAGCAATGGCTCAACAGGTAGAGCTTATTCGGCGCATTGATTATACTGTTACCTCTCTTCAAAACAAATGAATGTCATTATCGCTATCGACAAGCAAGATAAAGTTCTAACTAATATCGCATCAAACCTAGTAGAACTTCTGGATAAAGAGCTTCTAAATCCGTCTCTGGACATAGTTCCTCTCACAAGGGATGTGAACCTGTTTATGTCTAACAGGTGGGACAATATGAAGATTGATTTTATCTTGCGGTTGCGGACATCATACGTCACTTCTAATCGCAGTACCTATCAGAAAATCGTCTCTTCAAATACTCAAGGGCCTTTTGGTTTCAGGCTTCTTCATACGTCGCATTCGTTGTTGGAAAAAGAGGGGTGGGGACAATACGGATTCAACCCCTGCACAGAGTTTAAGGGCCTCCCCGGCTGGATTGATTTCATGGATATTGAGCTTGCCAATATGGGCGACCCCAAAGATATTGCCGCTATCGGCGACGGAAAGGTTTTTGCTCAAAGCGCCGCTCAATGGATGAACAAGGCCGCAAACTGGTTACGGATTGGCAGGAAGAAAAAATAACTGTCAGCCAAAAAAGAAATCATCTATTTTCTCCAACTCCATTTTAGACAAGGGAGCCTGTTTGTGGTAAGCGGAAATCCCCGCCCGTCTTGTTCTTCGGGGGTTTATCAGGTTAAGAGGAATACATCTCTTGGTTTTAAAGTCTTTTCTGTATAGCTCTGCCCGGCGTTGAAAGTGTTTGCTGGCCGCTAAACAAAAGTCCATAGCCTTGATTTTATTCCCCCTCAAAGTGTCCTTGATGAACATGTTAGGCGTATAATGGTATCTCTTGAGGAGCTTCCTTAGTCTCACTCCTTTAGCATAACCTCCGAGAACGTTATAAAACTGTTTATCGGTAAGCTTGTTTATGTATAGCATGCCTATTATGCCAGCTGGAATTTTTTAGACGCCTCACGCTGGAACTCTGTGTAAGTTTCAGGATAGCATAAACAATGGCCTAAACGAGAGAGGACGTATGCATCCGCTTCGTTGTTGTTGGATGTATCTACATCCCAGCGTTTGTAAACATTGGTCATCACCAGCCCTTTCTCTGCAACACCTTTTCCTGTTGCGAATTTTTTTAGGGTAGTCGGTGGGTAAACCAAAATATTGGACAATCCTGCATCAAACAGGTTTTGTTTCACAACCCCGCCAAGTTCTCCTAGGTGGACGATTTTCCCAAACTGCGAGAAGGCATAATTCTCTATACACACCAGAACTTCGCTAGCGGGCCTGTATGCCAATATTTGTTCTGCGGCGAGCTTTATATGGTTGGCGAACTCGGAGAGCCGTCTAGGCCCCTTGTGGGGGCTGGTGAGGGTATATCTGTAGCCGTCCAGCTTGATGTCTTGGTAAAGGACGGAAAGCCCTGTTGCCGTCAGGGATAAATCCAGCCCAACCCAACAACTGAAATCTCTAAAAACGTTGGCGATTACTTTGTCTTTTTCCATGATTTTTTCTCTGATACTGGGAATCTGAAATCGACAAGCTCAAATCGGGAGTCCTTTTGAGTCATCACTATCCCCCCATTGCGGCTTCTTTTCAACACCACAACACCGAACACAGAGTTTTGTTCAAATTCTGTATCTGGATTTTTCTGAATTTCGCAAATGGCTTCCGCTGTTGTATGCAAAACCTCTGCTTCTGGCTCTTTTTTTCTAGGAGGTCGCCCCCTTTTAGTTGTCTTTTCCATATTCTAGTTCTTGTTTTGCCAACCTATACGCCTCACGACCGTCTAGTCCGGGTGTTCTCATTTGGATTCCTACTGCTTTTTCAAGGCGGTTGAGGACAATCTTACCTTTTTTGTCTATGATAGCAAGAGGGTCTTTGTAGCCGCTAACGATAAGTATTCTCATGCAAAGGATGATAACGTCTGCACATTCAAACGCCATTTCCTTCTTGTTTTTGGCCGAAAGAAGTTCTTCTACCTCTTCCTTGAGATGTTTTTTGAGCTGTGGGACAGTCTCTTTAACCCCTAAAAATTTACTGAAAACATTACATATTTGTTTGGCGATATTGTACACTCTAACCTTCCTTTCATATTGAAACAAATCCATGCTAGGCATTATCTGCTCTCCTTTCGTCTTGCCAACTGGAAAGCTCATCCTTGGCTTCACTTGCCTTTTTGTAGGCTAGTTCGGCTCCATAAATTTCAGAGGAAAAGAAGCAAGCAACTATGTCTTCATAATCCACAGATGTGGAGTAAACTTCATATCCTTCAACAACATCGTTCTCGACATTTTCAGTCCTGTATTTTGCTCGTATTTTATAAAACAACTTATTCATAACAGTTTTTTTAGCTAAAATTTCCTTGGCTCTTTCTATGGCAAGCTTGGAAGACCTAAAGGGTTCTCCTTGTACATGCCAATACGGAATCCCATCAAACTGGAGTGGGGGATAATTTTTGCCTGAATACCGAATAAACCCCCTTACCATTATTTGGTTTTTTCGATTATTTTTATCAATAACTCTAAACCAATCATTTCCATTTTCAATTTCGTATTCCACAGTTTTTTTTGTTTGTAATATTCCTGCATATGCGGCGCCACCTCCAAGCGTCTTTCAGTACTTCTCCATAGTGCGATTTCTTGTCTCGGTAGGTGTGAAGCACATCCGGGGACAGAGGTATGCCTCTATCTTTCAACAGAGAACGTATATAGGTGTGAATAACAACTGTCGTTGCCCATGCCGCACCATATTCCCAAAAAGATTTCTGTTCTTTGTTCATTTTCTTTTCACTTTGTATATGATGTATTGGATAAGAATGACAAATAACAACACAATCGCAAGCGAGACAACGAGAATGTCTAATAAATCAACAATTATCATAGATTTTCACCCCTCCCTCTTAGGTCTTCAACGTATTTTGTGACGTCTTCTACGTCAGCAAAGTCTTTAGTGCCTTGCTCAATAGCCTTTTTAAGTCTTTTTTCCAGCTCTTCTTGGGTGATTGTTTTCGGATGATGTGTAACCTTGTTTAAGTTTTTATGCATAACTAAGGAAGAGACAAGAATATCGGTTGCGAATCTCCTGATTCTTAAAAGAGTTTCTTCCTCCGAGAAACACGGGTCGAGTTGATAACCACACTTAGAACATTTAGAGATATATGCCTTCTTTCCAAAAGGATAGCCTTGTTTACCAAGGCCAGTAAACACGATATCCTTAACAATGAAATACTCGTTATGACATATTGGACATTTTGGATTTTTTGCGCTCATTTTTTAACTATCCTTTCTTTCTGTTTTTTTTCGACGATATAGCTTCCAAAGATTTTATTGAATTGTTCGTTCGATGCTTTTCTAGACTGCTTCCCGTTCACAATGTTTTGGTGTTTGTGAAAAGCCTCTTCCAGCTTAGAGACTGAAACACTAACGGCTTCCATCATGTCCCCTAGAGGAATGACTTGCTGAACCCTAGATAACCCTTCGTTTTTAAAGCTACGAACCGTATTTCCTTCTTTTAAACCAAGGCCGTCAATCTCTTCGCCATTTTTCAGCAACTCATAACATGATTCTTCTATCTCTTTGGCCACCTTCGAGGCCAATTTAGCTGTAAAATATAGCTTAGAGCGTTCTTCTGGATTCATTTGTTTCAGCTTAGAAGAAAAAGCTGTAGCAGGGGTAGTGATTGTCTGCACCACCTCTAATGGCTTCTTGCATTCAGCAAAACCCTTGCAGTACCTGCAATAGTTGTTAGCTTGAGGAGGAAGGCTCTTTCTTGTGCGTTCGCATATCTCAATGACTTCTTTTTCTGCCTCTTTGATGTCCTCTTCGCTGTACCTCACAATGACAGGATAAGATGTCACCAGAGGTTGAACAATGGCACAAGAGACTGATTTTATTTTGCAGTCCTGATAATTCCTTTCGATGTGTTGCTTGCAACATAGGGCCAACCCTCTAAGCTGGTGGTTTATTTGTGTGGACTCCGGCTCTAAAGGCCCTGTCTTATAGTCGATAATCAATAAATGGAATCCCTCTTCGTCAGACTTGCCTAAAACTAAGTCGGGTTTCCCAGAAAAGATTGCATTGTCCCCCTCGAAAAAGAAACATCTTTCCTCCTTCATTAATTCCTCGAACTTGTCTTCTCCCGCCCAAATCGACGAAACTTCTGTCACGATTCTTTTGCATGCAAGCATGAGTTTCGTCTCTTCTTCGGTGAGTAGTATGTTCTGGTATGCAAGGTATTGATGAATCCTGTTGCCTCTTTCAGCCATTTCAGAGGTTGTCTCTACTCCTTCAACGTCATATCTCAATGAGTGTGGACATAACGCCAGCCGTGCTAAGCTGGAACATGAAGGCAATCCTTGTCTTTCCTTATCTTTTGTTTTCATTATTGTTCGTGTGTGGTTAAAATATAAAGTATAGAATAATTGTCCAAAGGCCCGCTGAAATAAAGGCCCCTAACATAATACCCTCTGCTTCGGTATATTTGTATTTTTCAACAAATTCTTGTATCATCATCATCATCATGTACTTTTCTTTCATACTCTATCATGGCTCTATCGATACTTTTTTTACAGCTCTGACATATACCTTCAAAAAAATCGGGTTGTTCATCCATTCCTTTACGCGGTCGCATTAGTGGGATAGAGTAGTCTTCTTCCTCTAAAACCATACCGCAGAGCATGCATTTAATTTTTGTCATTGTTTTCTTTCTTTTTGAATATTGGCGCTTCTGACGACTTGTCTTCTTCGTTGGAGAAAGCTTCGTCTTTACTTATAGCCCCGGTTTTAATGGCGTTGAAGAGACCAATAAGCATTACGATTTCAGATTCCTTACTAGTCTCAATTTTGTGTTTAAGGTAAGCCTCAAGCATTTCTTTAGAGACTCCGATTTTGGAAAAGGCTATTACACATCCATTTATTCTTTCAGCAATGGGTGTATCTGTGGCTCTTAGCGTGTTTTGGCAAGCCTCTGCCGCCTCTTGCCTAATGAAGTCCGGCAATACCGCCCAAATGCACGCCCTGATACGTCTAGAGGCCATATTAGCGCAAAGTTCATAAATGTCTCTATCAGACGTAAGAGGATATCCACCGTCTTTTGTGTCCCTGTGGTGCGGAACAGAAAAGGCTATCTCCCTTCTTATGTTGTTTTCTTTATCCCAACAGAAAGCTATACAGTCGGAGCAAACCCTTCCTTTTTCATCTACATGTTCACCTATCTTTCTCCACCCAGCTTCTGCGTTCCCATAAGCGGTAAGGCACGCATTTGCTAAATGGATTGTCTCTCCTGAAATACTAGAGCCTCCCCTTTTGTATTCAAAGAATGCGGTGTTAGCTAAATGACGGAACGAGCAAAGCTGTCTAATTTTGGAGGAAACCTCCATCATGTTTCTCGGCATCTGCTTTGCTATATATATAGAAGCAAGCGCCTCTAGCGATTCTTTGTTGGAAAGTACGTTAGCAAGCGGATTCCCAGCAAGAGGTGCTATCATTGATAAGCCTTCTGCCGGGACTGTGGTCAATTGTTCTGGGTTGTCTGACATGCCCTCATTGTATCTTTTTTCTTACACATGGCAATCTTTTTTTATTTTTTTTCTTGTGCATGTCAAAACATGTGGTACAAAAACGACATGACGAAAGCACTACCAACAGAACAATTAGAAGCATTCTCCAAGTTCGCCAATACTAACGAAGCCCTTTGCAAGCTCATGATGCAACGGGTGGGGTTCAACATCACTCCAATGGTGTGGAATAAGGCTAAATGGATGCCTACACAACTTTCCGTAAAGAAGCTCACGAACCTTCGAGCTTTTTATCCAGAAGCATTTGGTTTAGAGGATGAACCTAATAAAGATTTTTTGAAATCTCTTTATTACCTCCACATTTCAAATAGAACCTTCTCTGGGGAAATTACGCCACTAATTGAGGACAAGGATTTTATTACCCATATGCCCTATGCTAACTTTGTTTTGCCCATTGACGATTTCACAAAAAACGCCCTTTCCAAATTCATGTAAAATCAGGATATGAATCACCATTCCCATGACTATCCCTTAGAAGAAATGGAACGTATTTCTGAGCCGAAACTAGCAAAAGACATCCTGAATTTAGAAGAACTATTGAAGAGATTAGATGAAATACCGCTAACAACAGAACAGGAAACGAAAGAATGGCGGCGAAAAGAAAAAGAAAAAGAACGAATAGCATCATGGAAAAAACGGTTGAGGCAATCCGGCATTCCTCAAGGGTTTTATGATGCTTGCGTGAATGGAAAGATCGACAAGAGCCGAATACTTCCAATTCTGAAAAACTTAAATAGCGGGTGCTTATTTGTCTGCACCCCGGAAAAAGGTAAAACCTTTTCCTCATGCGCTTTGATATCGCAGGAATTATGGAAAGGCAGGTCAGCTTTTTACATGAAAGCTCCTGAACTGGAAAGAGAAATGGCAAGCTATAAAAATGATACGCGCCTGATAAATAGAGCGCAATCAACCCCGCTCTTAGTGCTGGACGATTTTGAGGGAGTGCGAATGAGTGTGAATTCATCCTCCGATTTTATCGCCTTGCTGAAAAAAAGAAATGATTCTAATTTTTTAACAATTTTGAATTCAAAAAAACGAACCTTTTTTCTCGAACAGATCGAAGAGGCAGTAAGTTAGCGTCCCCTTAACTACCTGAAAACAAAAGTGTAATAAAAAACCCCTGTAGCCTAAATAAAGACTACAGGGGTTGAATTTGGTGTATTTTTATGACAAACTATTGAACTCTTTTTTCGGGTATTAGTTTGCTATTAAATGAGTAGTATTTTTTTGAGTAATTGTAGGTCTTGGAATATTTAGAATATCCGGTTTTGTTGTTCCAATAAACTTCATCCCCATAAAAAGAGCAGTAACTATATTCTTTCTTTTTATAAGAGGAATTTGAGAAATAAGCGAATTTGTTTTTGTCTGGTCTTTCGAAATTACCGTAAAACAACATCTTTCCGTTTTTCCAAAAAACAAATTTGCTTTGGCCAATGATAGAGTTGACCATATCATCAATGCCCTCATTTGTTTCCTTGATACCTGTTTCGCCAAAGGCTGGCAAAAACAGGTATCGGAAGAAGGTTTCACTATCGGTTAGATCTCCTTTATTTTTTATGGAAAGAACGCCGTTGTGGCAAAAATACCAGCCGCTACCGTTCCAACCGTGAACGTTTTTTTCAGAAATAGAGCCATGAGTTTTGATTCTAGCGTGAAGAAGGACTACGTAATCATTAGGAATTTTTTCCCATGTGGCCACAACTTCCTTTTTTAGAAGAGTTCTAATTAGAAATTCCGGGTTATCGTCTTTGCATCCTCTCTTAAAACCTAGCAGGAAAAATCCGTCTGGATTATTTGTTAGGCAATTTTGAAAACGTTGATTGCCGATATCTTTCTTGATTCCGTAAGCAATAATACACATGATTTTGTTTTGTTATTGTTTTTTTTCTGCGTTTTTTGTGATGATGTTTTTGATGCCCTCCATTAGAAAAAAAGCTTTATTCTCTTCTTCCGGCGTCTCGTAAAAGATTTTTACGAAAGTATATTGCTGATATGTAGGGTATGTCATTTTAACTCCGTTTCTAAGCAAATAATTGATAGTTTCCAGCCTTATTTTTTGAAATAGATCTTGAGATAAAGGCCTATGGAAAACATTTGAGAATTCTAAGTTAAGGCTACCTATCAAGCTCGAAATATAACATTCTAGGTTTGTTTGTCGTCGCAAAAAAGAGGATTGCTCTTTCTTCTGCTCTTTCTTCTGCTCTTTCATTTGCTCTTTCTTCTGCTCTTTCATTTGCTCTTTCTTCTGCTCTTTCAAAAGCCTAATGCGAACATCAGGCTAAAGTATATCAATAGTCCAAAAATGATTATAATTGTTTCGATAATTGTTTTTTGTATTTTATTTTTTATATTCTTCATATTTTTTTATAAGTTTTTTTAGACGTTCGGTTTTAGCGTTCTCCATTAAGTAATTCTGCAAAAACAATCTAATACTTAACAAATCGCTTTTATATAGATCTTGCGCTTCAATGGAATATTTGTAAATATGATAACAAAAATCTAAAATGGATTTTATCATAATCGTATCAACAGTCCCTTTGCCGCGTCGAAATTCTATTGTTTGACTATTGGTGAAATTTAATTCTAGGTATCTGGATTCGCAATAAGGCTGAAATATTTTTTCCAGTCCTAATTCTGATGCCGCGCTTGGATGTATTCCAAATTCCATTAGCTTTTGAATTTGCGGTTCAGCTCTACAATATCCTGTATTATTCCTTCCAAAAAGTTCTGTAATAAATGCATAAGGGAAACAGTAAAAAGCCTTTTTCAGCATAATATAAACCTTTGTGCAGAAATTGACTTTTGATAAATGTATGTGGAATCCTGTATCTGGTGTGTTTTGCGAAAAACAAGAAAATTTAGGCATGAATTCTTTTGTTAATATATCAATACCCCCTTCATCTTTGATTAGATCATCAAAAGACATGGGAAGTGTTGTTATTTCTACGCCTCCTTCTTCGGAGGAAATACTACTATCTCTTTGCAAGTAGAAGAAATTTGAGTCATTATCAAAAATACATCTTTTTTTTGCATAAACTTCTAGTTCTAAGCCTAGAAGCGGCTCTTTTAATTTTCTGTTGTCAGGCTTACACCAGTTATCTGGGAAATAGTGATAATTTCTTAGGCTGGTATTAACAAATAATTTTGGACAATTAGGGTGCTCATAAGTTGTTTTATTATCCCCTAGATACGGAATTATGTATTCTGTTAGATATTCGACGTTGCTTGCATTTAGCTTTTCCCATAAAACATTTTCAACAAAAAATTTTAGGATTTTCACATATTCCTGGGAATATGTTTTATATAAAATACTATCAGGCGTTAGATTTATTCTATTTTTCAATCTTTTATTTAGTTTAATCATATCGGAATTTTTTATTAGGATGATTTTGTTTTTGCCATAAACACGACCGCGAAAGTCTCTTTCTCCGATATATTTCAAAAATGCCGTAATTTTTCTTCTGGATTTTGACAAGAATTTTACATCAAGATTTTTGTATGTATTGTCAATATATTCTTCTTCAAGAATTTCTTTGTAGTTTTTTCTCACAAAATTGAATAAGATCTCTAAAGCTTTTGTTTCTTTTGCGTTCATTTTTTTTAAAAAATAATACGGTTGTTGTTGTTTTTGTTGTTGATTTCTGAATAAGCTTCCCACAATTCTTCCACATGTTGCCTTGAGTCATGCAGTTTTAAGAAAAGCTCTTGTGATAAATTTACGAGTATTCCTTTTTTGTTAAGCTTTATTGCACAATGTTTATAATACTTTAGTGCTAATGCTTTATTTGATGCGAAGCAACGTGTGTACGGATATATAGATTTTAAACTAGATTCTCCGTATTCCGGAAAATGACCTAAAACTTGCTTAGTCTTATATTCGTACCAATTTACAGGCTTCACCCCGACAAACAAGAACCCGATATTGGCTCCGCCGCCCGTTTTACGCAGGATAGGTAGATAACCGATTGTGTTTCCTTTTATTGTGTATGGTGTTATATATTTTTTTATAATTTCGCCTGTTCTAGTATTTTCTAGAACTAGAAAATATTTAATACTGATTGATTTTTTTAAAAATTCAATCATCTTTTCGTTGTTTTCACTTTCTAACATTGTAGATACTAAAGGTGTTTTGTTTCTACAAGTTAGATACATTTTAATTATATACATTGTATTCATTTTTTTGTTTTTTCTTTTTCTTCTCCTGTTTCGAGAAAAATCTTTAAATCAAGCTCAATGTTGTTTTTAAGTAAACTAAATTTTAGGTTTTCATCAACAAGGGTATAAGCTAATGAAAGAGCATCTTTTTTATTAAAAACTTCTTTCTTAAATTCTGGAATGGTGTAAATTGTGAGTTCGTTTTTTATTAGTTTTGCTAATGAGCCGTAAATTAGCAATCCTTTAAAACTCAACCCTTCAAACTCGTTACGGAGAGTAAATTGATTGCCGTGCCTTACGAAAATCAAAGAATCTTGTTTTTTGAGTTGTAGCCTCCTTGCGGCTTCAATGAATCCAAAAGAATAGCCCTTTTTACAAACGCAGTATAAATAGTTTTTACCTTTTATTACTTTCGCAAGTTTACTTATAAAAAGATCGATTTCTTTTTTCATTTAGTTCTAACGTTTTAAAGTTAAACCTATATTCTCGATTTTCCTTTAGCGGGCATTTCCGGAAATCGCTAATCAAATCGCCTTCCGGGCGGCTTTCTATTCTGAAAATCAATCTCCTAGGGTGTTTGTTTGCGATAAAAACTTCTATGATTGAGCCTATTCTCCAATCATCTTTTATCGCAGAAAAAAAGCACCTAAGACCGTGATTGAAATTTAGATAGGAGACAGGGAACATCCGCCTTTCTTCGTGAGGGTTTTCGAACTCAAATTGATAAACTTTCATTTCTTAAAATGATGAATAATTGATAAGTATTTCTTGAGGTAAAATGACTTTGGATTGAAAGCATATTCCAATAATAGGCAATATTGTTTTTTCTTCTTTATCAACTCTAAGAAGTTTTTTGTTCATGCGACAAATATATGAAAACTCTTCAAATCCAGCATCAATTAACATACATTTAAGCATTTCTCTTTCAAAAAAGCCACACATTGGCTTTTTTAGCTCATAAATAATTTCATATTTCCTTGTTTCTCCTAGTTTTCTTTTTATATTTATTTTTGTTTTTTGCTTCAAAAAACAACTTAAACACCCATATGTATCTTTGATTATTTTCATTTTATGAATATTAGTTTTTCGGTTTTTTTGTAACAAGGAGAACTTCTTATCATTTCTGCTAAAGAGTTTCTATATGAAAAAATAAAGCTTACTGGCTTTCTTTCTCTTTTTAATTTTTCAATACTATAGTATTCCTTGAATACGAATATATTAAAAATTTCTTTTCTTATCATCTCTTTTTCAGTTTTTTTAAAAATTCCCACAAAAAAAGTTTTTTTGTTTTTCAGGGTAACAATGAGAAAAAAATCATTATTGTTGATATTATCGTAACACTCTACTAAATATTTGGTTTTCATGACATGGTATAATTGATATAATAAAAAAGTTTAGCAGGAGTTAAGCGAGAGAGGAAAAGACGAGTTAAACTTTCTCTTCTATATTTCGCTTTCATGTTTTTTTATTTTTAAGTGAGACTTAACGACATAACTAGCCGCACACAATGCCCTTCCCTGTAGGTCAATCCAACTCATGCCTCTATACGGAGGCAATTCTCCATATTTTTTCTTTTTGAATTTTGAGGGGGTGCAAAGTCTTTCCGCTATTTCATAATCGCTAATCAAGGAGCACCCGCCTTCCGAATATTCATACCAGTCACACGCTCCGTTTAGTAACTCGATTGCGAATGAGTTAATATCCTTAAACTCTTTCCCGTCTTCGATACTTTCTGCAAGTTCGTAGGCATACTCATTCACCGCCCTTCCCCATGCGCTCCTGCTTTTCCGGGCGTTTATCGATTGTAGTGTTCTGATTCTATCGTACTTCATAGCTCCTATTTGTCAAAAACTGCGAAACAATAGAAATAACAAGTTGCTCTTTCATATATTTTTGCCATTTCTTCCCCACATCCTGTTTGTGCGTAATCGCTCAAACCCCCTAGCATGCGTTTCCGCACGTTTTTTAGTGTGGGATTCTTAAAATATTCTCCGTCATTAAGGTCTTCCACAAATTCAAGGGCATACTTTTTTATCTCACGATTTGAGGTGCTTCTTGAACACTCATAAATCAACGCTTTCCTTGTTTCCTCTTTGTTGTATCTCATTGTTTTTTTGTTTTGTTAAATAATAAGTTTTCCTTTAATGCTAAAAGCCATTGTATAGTTTCCTCTTTCCGTTTCCTCCAATTCTAGCCCCGCTTCTGCAAAAACTTCCCTTATTATCTCCTTTACCTTCTCTTTCTTTCATTTGCTCTTGTGTTCCTTTCATGTCTTTATAATATCTTTTTTCTCTCATTTGTCAATAGCTTTTTATTATTTTTTTTCTCTCATCAACTTCTTTTTTTCTCCTATTCCTCCTCTCTTCCTTCATTCCATTTTGTCATCCTTTTTCTTCTCTTCCTCCTGTCATTACTTTCCCTCGCCGGGGGGGGAACCTTTAGGAGGGGGGGGACGTTCCCTCTTCCTCCGTGTTTCTTCTCCCTCTTTCTCGTGGCGGTTGTTTGTAGGTGTAGGGGCTAATCACGTCGAACGGGACTAACCAGCTTGCCCTCCCTCCTCCTAAATCCTCCTCCCTCCTAGCGGTCAAATGAGTCCATCATTGGATTTTTCGAAAAAAAGGCCATTTCCCGGCATTTTGACGTAAGGCGTTGATAAAGTGTGCGCTTAGGCAAGGCGAAAAATCTATATGCGAAATGTTGACAAATTTTCAATTTTGTGCATACCCGACTACCGCGTTGTCAAGCTTGCCTCCAAAAAGCGGGCAAGGGCGGCTAGCCTCAAGCATCAAGTTGCGGTTAGTGATCCGCTTGACAAGGGCGATTTTTGCACCGTTATCGGTAAAACGCAACAGTTTTTTTTAGTGGAGTGTGCGCTTCTTGTGTGCAATCTTCATAACTCATTGATACTCTATTATACTTCGCATAACACACATAATGCCAAATCGAGGGCCATAGAGGTCAACCTCGGATAACGCACTGCAAGCCACCTAGCACGCGCCGCCTTTCCCGGATGATATGTGTATCTGCTCACCTCTCAAAAGGCCCGTACAAGCCAACCTCGCAAGCCGTTTTTCGGCGCAACCGTAAGAATTAGAATAATTATTGCAGTTTTGCCTAGTTTCTCGCATGTTTCGCCGCACGCACGCAGACCAGCATGAGGCAAGGACGACGGCCATGAGAGGGCGCAACTACCCCTAGGTGCTTTGTGTGTTGCCATGCCATACAGGGAGCGCCGGGGAAAAAGTCGCGGGTGTTTTGCGCTGGACAAAGAAGGTATCACGCTGTGTAATAGGAAAAAACGTATAGAGAGAAAAGGCGGTTTGTTAGAGAAAAGAAAAAAGGAGTAAAAAAAGCTAAAAGGAAAAAATAGTATGTATAAGGAGAAAAGGATGTTGTTAGAAGAGAAGAAGAGGGAAGAGGAAGAAAGAAAGAATAAATAAGAAAGAAAGAAGGAGAAGGGAGAAGAAGAGAGAGATGACGGGAAAAGAGCAGATGGAAGAGTTGTGTAAGGAGTTGAGAGAGGAGCTTAGGAGTGGAGTGATAAGGGGATTGGGAGAGGGGTTATCGAGGCGAGGGATGAGTCAGGCGATATTCAAGCGGATGGGAGGGCCGGAGGTATGGGCGAGGGTGGGCAAAGGAGGAGTGAGGAGGGAAGGAGGAGAGGGAAAAAAGGAGGAAGAGGGAGAGTTGAAGAAGGGAGAGCTGTGTGAGTTTTTAAGCAGGGTGATAAGAGGGCGGGAGCTAGGGATGAGTGGGAAGGAGAAGATGAGTGCGGTGGGGTTGTACATGAGGTTAAAGGGGTGGGATAAGGTGAAGGAGAAGGAGGAAGAGATGGTAGGGGAAGAGTTGGTAGAGCTGTTAGGAGGGAGTAAAGGAGGAGGAGAGAAGAATGATACGGAGGAGAGTTGACAAGTGGTATAAGGAAGAATTAAAGTAAAAGAGGAATGAGAAAGAACAGCGAAGGCGAGATAAGAGTGAGGTGTGCGGAGGCGGAGCGAGGATTTTTAGCGGGAGTGAAGGAGATGGTGAAGATGAGGGCAGAGATGGGAGTGATGCCGTGGGGGAAGCATGTATTTTATCCAAGGATGTTGCACAAGGCGAGGCCGCAGAAGGTGAGTGATTTTTTAGTAGATGATGAGAGGTGGCATGTGAGTGTGAGGGAGGTGGATATGGAGAAATGGGGGGAGAAGCATCATTTATACCGGAGTGCTAGTGGGAAGTATTATTTGGGTTTATTGTTTAAGAGTACAAAGGCGAGGAGTGTGAGGAGGAAGATAAGCCTTGGGACGAAAGACGAGGAGGTAGCGAAAGAGCGGAGGGAGATGTTTTATGAGGAGTGGGAAGGGAAGCATCTGACATGGGCGCAATGTGAGGGAGCGAAGTGGAACATGAAGGTGTCTGGGTGTGCGGTGATAGGGAGCAAGAGTGCGTTGGAGAGGAAGGCGAGGGAGATGCAGGAGAAGGCGAACCGGGAACAGGCGAAGGCAATATGCAAGGAGTTGGCATTAAAGCGAAAGGCGCAGGTAAAACTGGAAGGATTTAAAAAGAAGACGGAAGAGATAAAGAGGAGGAGGGTGTTGATGGTAGGAGGGGTAGAGAAAATAGGAGACGCCGTAGTAAGGAGGACGAAGAGAAAAGGAGTGGAAAGGTGAAAGCTATGAAAGAAAAAGAAGTAGGAATAATGGTAAAAGAGAAGAAGGAAGGAGGGCTGGAACTGCATTTGTTTCCGAGCAAGGAGGCAATGGCAAGGTGGCGAGGGGAGGACAGCGAGCATGACGTGGAGGGGCGGTATCAGGAGTGGGTGTTGCCAGTGGAGGTATTGGAAGACCTTTGGGCGGCGGCGCAAGGGGAAGAGTAAAGTTTTTTTAAAACGTCCGGTGCAAGTGGCATCCTCAAATAACAAACAAACAATAGAAGTTGGGTGGAGGCGAGGAGGCGTGGTGCGCGAACCGCTACGTCCCGGACGGCCTATGCCCAGCAAAGGGAAAGTATGAAAATAATCGTAGATATAGGGCATGCCCGGAAGACGGGAGCGGAAGGGAATGGCTTGGAAGAGCATGAGGTATCATGCGTAGTAGCGGGCTATCTGGTGGAAGAGTTGGGAAAACTTGGACATGAGGTGCAGGTGTTGGACTTTCCGAGGATGAGCAATGCGGCAGACTTGAACGAAACGATAAAGGCGGCGAATGCGTCTGGGTACGAGGCAGGAGTATCGTTGCATTGCGACAGCGCCAGTAAAATGGTAGGAGGCAAGGAAGTATTGAATCCGGAGCCGCATGGGGCGCATGTATGCTTTTATCCGAGTAGCGTAAAAGGGGCACGGCTGGCGAGTGCGATAGCTGGTGAGCTGTGTGTATTGTTGCCGGGGAGGGCAAACAAAGTGCAGGGGCGAGCGAACCTTGCGATATTGAGGAAAACGAAGATGCCGTTTGTATTGTGTGAGTGTGGATTTATAAGCAACCCGGAGGACGCAGAGGTGATGAGGAGGCGGCCAAAGGAAATAGCGGAAGCAATAGCGAAAGGAGTGGACGCCTATGCGAGAGGAAAGTGAGGAGGCAATGGACAAAGAGGCAGTAGGAGAGTTTGTTGACAGCATCGTAATCGCCCCCGAAAGGGGAGGTGTTGACGAGAAGGCAGAGGGATTTGTGTGGGTATTGAGGAGCAAGAACAAGTTTTTGGTAAGGGAGGGGAAGAAGGACAGGAGTGGGCAAAGGTGGAAGCGGAAGCCTGAATACGCTTACATGTACTACCGAGGGATGATGGCAGGAGGGGTGCAGAAGGAAGCATCGTGCCTGTTATCGGAGGCGAAAGTGTTTGACCTGCCGTTGCCTAGGAGGAAGTATAACACGGAGGTTTGGGACGTTGTGAGGTGCAGGCTAGTTGAGGATGCAGTAGAGGAACCGATATATAGCGAAGCGGAAGCGTTGCTAAAGTTTAACCGTTAGTTATGGAAGTAAGCGAGATAGCCAAGTTGTTGAAAGACCCGATGTGGAGGATATCGCATTTGTATGAGATAAAACTCACGGACGGGAACATCATACCATACAAGCCGAGGAAGTTTCAGGAGGAGTTGCATCGTGCGTGTTACTGTGAGGGGAAGCGTCGTTTTTTGATACCAAAGAGCAGGCGTCAGGGGTGTTCTACGGCGATAGGAGTGATGATGGCAGACATGGCGGCTTTTGAGGAGGGGTGGAAACTGGCGTTGGTGGACAGGACGCTGGGGGACGCAAAGGAAAAGCTGACGGACATTGTGAAGGTAGCCTTGGACAGTTTGAAGCGGAAATTGCCGGGGTTGTTTGAGATAAGCTATTTCCAGTCCCGCATCATAGTGAAGATGACAGGGAGGAGGGCCAGCGAGATAGTTGGCGGTAAATATTTCCGAGGTAGTGGACTTGGTTTTGCCCACATATCAGAGCTTGGCACCATAGCGACGAGCGAACCGAAGCGAGCGGCAGAAATAGTAAACGGCACATTCCCGGCGGCCAAGGACGGCTTTATATTCGTAGAGACGACGGTACGGGGCGGGAAGCGAGGGGTATTCTACGAAAACGTGATGAATGCGTTGAGCGTGCCGGAGGAGGAGCGTGGGGAGAAAGATTTCCATGTGGTATTTTTGCCGTGGTGGAGTGACGAGAACAACAAATCGAAGGGGGGAGAGGCGATAAATGCGGCCACAGAGAGTTATTTTGAGACGCTTAGGAGCAAGAGCGGGATTGTTGTAACCGAGGAGCAAAAGCGTTGGTGGCAACAGGCCAAGAGGCAACACGGGGTGTCGATGAATGAGGAGTACCCTTCGACCTTGGAAGAGGCTTTTGAGGTTCCGATGGAGGGTGCCATATTGGAGGCGGTGTTGGACAAGGCAGTACAGGAGGGCGCTTTTCGGAAGTTGGCCTATGACGCGACACAGCCATGCTATTGCACATGGGACTTGGGAGCGCCGCTGAACACGATTAACCTTGTATTCCAGCTGGACGGCCCCTTCATCAATGTATTGGAGTTGGACAGCGGGTTGCATGCAAGCGAACGTGTGGCAGAGCGTGTAACAAGGCTCAAAAGCAAATATCCGACATTACAGGCAAACTTCCTTCCGCATGACGGAGGGTACATGACGGACACGGGGATGACACAGGCGCAGATGTGGCAGGAGGCAGGGTTGCCGGGCATACAGTTGTTGCCGAAATCGAAAGACAAATGGATAGGCATCAATTACCTTTTGGGGATGTTTGACCTGTTCCGGTTTGACGTGGAGGGGACAGGCAGGGCGTATAGCTACTGGTTAAGCTACAGGTGCAAGCCGGAGGTAAGCGAGGGAGGCATATTTAAGAATGAGATTGTGCATGACAATGCGTCCCATTGGGCAGACCCGTTGAGGTATGTAGCGGAGGCGAAAATGAACAATTTGCTTGTGCAAGGTCCAACAACCCAAGACTATAAGGCAGGAATAACATGTACATTTGGGAAATATCATCGTGAGCGAAACATTGGACATAACTGGCGAGGACGGTTTGAGCGTGCTTTCCGAATCTGACAGGGTGTTAAGGAGGGACGCAGGTATGGGATTGAGTGAGGCATGGAAGCTTCACGAGGGAGGCGTGCGCCTCTATACCGGAGGCGGGCTTGTGCTGGGACACTACTACCGCATCGACCCGGAGGAGGTTCGTGTGTGGGGCATGGAGTCAGAGTTTCTTCGGACAAGGCATATTTCCGATAGCGCTGTGGACTATGAGGAGGCCAATGGCTTTTTCTTTTTTTTGGGTATTGGAGACTATGTTGGCTTTTTAAAGCACTTAAAGGCAAGTGCCCACCTTCAATTTGGTAGTGGACATAGGAGCGGAAAGTTGTATGTTTACTCACGTAAGGAGTTGGACTTATACATAAAACTTAAACTAAGGAGTAAAAAATGTCAGGAGTAGGAAGTGCAGTAGGAGCAGTAGTAGGAACAATCATTGCGCCCGGCGTGGGGACTACAATCGGTGCGGCCTTGGGTGGTGCGGCTGATAGTGTTGCCAGCAAGGGTAAAGGCGAGTCAACCAAGGCACCGGAGGCCCCCAAACCTGTAGAGACGTATGAGACGCAACAGGAGGCAGTAAGGAGCCAGTCGGAGGCAAACAGGCGCAGGAGTTCTTTCTCAAATACGTTTGTTGCATCCAGAGGGATGGGAACAGGCGGCATTGGTAAAAGCTTTTTAGGCCAGTAATATGTTGTACAACAACCAGAGTCCAAAGCAGAAGAGGGAGCAACTCTATTCGTACAGACAGAGATATGTGTCTAACTGGCAACGAGTTGCGGAGTTTGTAGAGCCAGACAGGCGGTTTAACCTGAATGGAGCTGTACAGGAATCCACACCTAATAATGAGGGATATATTGACACGACGCTTGAGCGTGCGTTGAGGCTGAACGCAACAGGCCAGCATGAGCTTGTGATGCCCAAGGCTAGTGAGTGGTTCACCTTTACGCCCTTGGCGAAAGCGGCAGACAGGGAGCTGGTGACAAGCACTGTTGACGACGAGTATGCCGAGACGGCAAGGGTTGTGTCCATGTTCATGAGGAACAGCAACCTGCACACGGCAAGCGAGCTTTTCTTCTGGGACAGGGCGGCTTATGGCATTGGCGCTTTTTGGGCAGAGTGGGACACAAGGAAGCGAGGCTTTAGCTTTTATTCAATCCCCGTTGGGACATTCATGGTGGACAAAGACAAATTTGGCCGGATGAATATGTTCTGTTGGGACGACTGGATGCGAAACCAAGACATTGTAGCAACGTTCCCGGAAAAGAATTTGCCTCAAACGGTAAAGGATAAATACATGGCCAACTCCAACAGCCCGGACAACTACCTTGTGTTCCATTTGTTGGAGCGAGTGGAGCGCACCGGGGACGAAGGGCTTATTGCCCGTGCAGACGGCAAGGAGTGGGTGCTTCGTTCCGTGTACGATGCAACAGGCGACGTATTGCTTGAGCAATTCTTCAAGAACTGTCCTGTCATTTGTTGCAACTGTTTTGACTTGCCCAACAGCCCGTATGGGTATGGGTTTGGGAAGGTTTCCTTGGCAGACCAGATTGAGCTGGTGAATTGCCTGAAAGCGTTGGCAGAGGCGGCCCAGCAGAAGATTTTCCCGCCGATGCTTGTACCCGAAGGCTTCCAAGGGAACATTGGCTATGGCGCCGGGGAGGTAACAACCTTTAACCCGCTGAACATTCAGGCAAGGCCGTCGCCCTTGTTCCAACAGGCTTCACAAACCTCTGACTGTCAATGGCAAATTGAGCGGTTCGAGCGTGTCATCAATGAGGCATGTGACGTTAATTTGTTTATGCCGCTGTTGCAGGTGAAAGACCCGCAATACATGAAGGCCACAGTAGCGCAGATGATTGAGTCTTATTCGGCACGCATCAGCTCTACGGCTTATACGAGGTTGATTGAACAATTCCTGCAACCCTTGGTGGACTTTTGCTACAACACGCTGGTGCAACATGGTTATGTCCGTCCTTTGAGGGATTACCATATCCAGTTCTGCACGCCGTTCCAGATTCTTTTGGACAGGCATCAGCCGACCTTGTTTACGGAGTTCCTGCAAACGGTAGTCATTCCTCTTTCACAAATCGACCCGACCGTTCTGGACTCTGTGGATGCTGACTATATTTTCCGAAGGAGCATGCTTGATATTGGCCTGTCGCCCAAGTATTCTAGGCCGGAGGCGAAGGTGCAACAGATTAGGAGAGACCGCCAAGCGGCTCAAGACGAGGCAAACCAGATGGCTAATGCCAAGACATTCTCGGAAGTGCAGAAGAATCTTGGAGCGGCCAGCAAAGACATGAATCTGATTTAATCATGGAAACAGACAAAAACACGGACGAAGTAGAAATCACCAGCCTTCTTGGGGACACGGTAAGGATTCCCAAGGAGGTGTATGACAAAGCCAAGGAAGTATTGGATTCCGACCCGGACAAATACATCCTGTTCGTCCTCAAGGCGATTGCCAGAGGAAGCAAGTACAAGCTTCCAGGCGCATTGAAGGCAGGATTCAACGAGAACAAACTCTTCTATATTGAAGGAATAAACGCACTAATTGAAGTAATCGAAGCATTATATGAGCGAAACTGAAACCACCCAGCCCGCCACGCAACAGGCGCAACCTCCGGCTACACAGGAAACTAAGATGCCGGGAACCATGTCATTGAGCGACCCTTCCTTAACCCAAAAACCTGCCGAGACATTTACTGTTGACAGCATTGTAAACAAAGACGGCACGTTTAAGGAAGGGTGGGCCTCTTCTTTTGAGGGAGGCGAGAGCTTGTCAAATAAGTACAACAATATCAATGACTTAATCAAAGGCTTTGTCAATGCCAACAAGCTTATTGGCAAAAAATCGGAACAGGTTACACGCCCCGGAGCCGATGCTACTGACGAGCAGAAGAAGGCATGGCGTGAGCATTTGGGTGTTCCTGAAAAAGCGGACGACTACCAAGTCCCTGACGAATACAAAGAGACGGTGGACGCAGAGTCGTTTAAAGAGTTTGCCCAGTTTGCCCATGAGCATAACATCCCTGCCGACACGATGCAGGAGTTGCTTCGTTTTCAGGAACGGTATGCGGCCAAGCTGAATGAGGCTAATGCCAAGCGAATCGAAGAACAGGCAAAAGAGGCTAAGAAATACTTCCAAGCGGAGTGGGGAGGCTTGTATGAGCGCAACTTCAACTTGCTCAAGGACGGGCTTGTGAGGGCAGGGATTGACATTGAGTCCCCTGACATGGCGGGCGCTCTGAACAATCCCTTCATCCTTTCTGCGTTGTTTGACAAGGTTTCCAGTATGCAGGACGGAACGATGCCCGTCCCCGGCTTCATGAAGGCTTCTGCGGCTGACGCTAAGGAGCAAATCATGGGGTTGATTAACAAGTATGGCTCGGTAAACCAAATGCCTCATGACGCACGAGAGCTGTACCACAGGCTCCTTGCGAACAAAAATATCAAATGGTGAAGCAAATTATGCTTGCATGCGCCATGCCGTAAGGGTTTAATAGTCCCTGTGATGGTGTGAGTTTTTTTTCTCCGTATTTTGTCTCACACCAAAAACAAAATGCTAATGCCCGTTGGAGGTTTCTTATGTTGTGTTCTTTCCTCCAACGGGCATTTTTTTTATTGCAATCTCTCGTCGTGTGTTGCATACTGCGCTTGCTGTTGTGAAACAGTAGTGTGATTTCATGGTTCAATAAGAGCGAAAAGGCGATAACATAGGGATAAATGAGGAGGGGGTACGTTTGTGCATAGCGTACCCCCTCTGTTTTTGTTTGCTTTTTCATAAAGTTTATGCATTTGTTTTCTTAAAGGCAACCCGTTTGGACACTTGCTTTAACACTCATAGTATAAGAGGACAGCCGTCTTCCTCATCAAACAGCCCTACTTTAAGGACACCTGTCGAACCTATTTTGACGGTAAGAATTAAAAGTATAACTAAATTATGGCAAATTACGGAAACTTCCAGACGCTTGCTGTAAACGAGTACACGCCCATGATTTATGCGGCTGTTCAGCAGATGCGCTCTAGAACGGAGCGTTTCATGAGGGTTTACGGCATGAATTCCCGGCAGCGCAGGTTCCAAATCATTGACCCTGTAAGCTCCACTCAAATCACCGACCTGTATGGTGCGACCAACCCGCAACAGGCCGAGTTCAGACAGCGGTGGCTTAAAACCAAAATCTTCAAGTCCACTCATGAGATTTCCCGCACGGAAATGCAACAGGCAGGGACTATTGACTCTCCGCTTCCCCGCATTGTGGACGCAGAGCGCATGGAAATGCAACGTCGCCGTGACTTGGTGGCTGTTGAGGGCCTTATTGGTACTGCGTGGACTGGCGAGAATGGCGACATCCCCGTTGCCTTCAACGAAGCGGCCAACACGATTCCTGTTGGCTACGTGCAGAGCGGAACCTATACGGCATCCGGCCTGACCTTTGACAAGATTGTACGAGCCAAGACTATCTTTGGCATGCGTAACGTGTTGGGGCAGGACGTGGAACGTCAGGATTTGGGTGGCCCTGAAATGGTAATCCTTTGTACCCATGAAGAGCTTGCGGCTCTCTACGGCATCAAGGAATTCACGAACATCCTTTACTCCGACCAGCGTCCGATTGCCAGCGGCTACATTGACAACGTGCTTGGCGTGCGTTTCATTGCGCTGACTGCGGACATGCTTCCGTTCGGTTCCCGTCCGCTTGGTACTGCGACCGACCCAACCGGTGGTACATCCACGGCGAATGTGCGAACCCTCATTGCCTTCACGATGAACTCCGTTGCCTTTGGCGTGCTTGAAGAGTTGTTCGTGCGAATCGAAGAGCTTCCGACCAACCAGTATGTATGGCAGACGTACTCTGAAATCGCAATGGGTGCGACCCGAATCGAAGACAAGGGCGTGCTCAAGATTGATGTTTCTGGTTCAAGTGGTAATTTCTAATCAAACAAAGGAAGGAGTATAATATATGGCTATTGTAAATTCTTTGGCTAAAACCCAAGTGGAAGCTGGAATGCCGCCCTATTTGAGCGCACAGCTACAGCGTGGGCAGGTGCTGAAAAAGACTATCGTTTACAAGGCTGGGACTGAGAAAACCGCCGCTTCCTCCACCATTATGGACATCCCTCTTCCTCCGGGAGTAGTGATTGATGTCTCCTCGATTGCGTGTACGCATGACGGGATTGGTGCAGGAAATCTCACCTTGGGCCTAGAAGTCCACGATAAGCGAGGGGACAAGGTTAATGGTGATGGACCTTCTCTTCCAGCACTTACCGTAACCGCAACCGCAGGTGAAATCGTTCGGTTTACTTCAACCACCAGTTTTGGAAGCAAGATTCTCTGGGACCCTGCCCAGTTCTTGGTGGATAATAATGTACCTATCAACGGAACTGCGGCAACATATGCTCTTCTCAAGGAGAAATATGATTTCGTTCTGACTATTACCAGCTCTGCGGGGATTGCGGCCAACAAGCAGTTTGTAATCGTTATGGACTTAGTTATCCCCTAATCTGAAAAAACAATGACTGACCTAGATATTGCTAATTATGCCTTGGGGTTGTTAGGCCAATATAAAATCCAAAGCTACCCGGAAACGGGGAAAAAGTCAGTAGAAGGTCAGGCATTAGAGGCATATCTTCCATTCGCTATTCAAGATGTCATGATTGATGGCGAATGGAACTTCGCCCGGAAAAGGGTAATCATTGAGCCGTCACCCACAGAGGTGGCGGCCTTTGGTTATCACAATGCTTTCCCGAAGCCTGACGACTTGGTGACAATCATATCCGTGAATGGAGAGCCTTGGAACATTCAGGCGCAGTTTGTGCAGATAGAGGGAGAGTTCATCTTGGCAAACGTTGACCAGTTGAGGCTGGTTTACATTGCCGCCCCCACAGACGGAACAACGCTTCAAGGCATACCTGACCAGCTAAAGCCGCTCATAGGAATCAGGTGGGCCTATCTTACGTGTGTACGCATCACGAACAACATTGAACTCTACAACATGATAGCGGACATGTACCAGAGGGAGTTGCACAGGATGCGGGACAACGACTTCATCAACAACACGGGAGGCAGGTTTAACTACCGCAACAAGCTTATGAGCCAGTCCACTTGGGGCCGCTATCCATTTGGGACGACCGCCCCATATCACGGTTCTCCCACTTACATCCCAGACTAACCTAAAATTCATTCAGCTATATGGCCTCAAATACCCGGCAATTTCAAATGCAACTCAACTTCAACGGGGGGCAGGTTTCCGAGAACTTCACCCCACGAGTTGACATGCAGAAATACCAGACGAGTTGTTCATTGATGAGGAACTTTATTCCTCGTCAGTTTGGTATGTTAAAGAGGCGACCGGGTTTTGGTGTGATTGACGCATTCAAAAATCCTTTTCGGATATTGAAGTTCCCTTGCACCAACAACGAGGAATACATTGTTTGCGTCCACTCCGACAACAAGTATGAGAGCGGTGGTTGCACTCCCTTCGCAACCATTTATCAATGCGGATATTTTGGAGACCAGACTAGAAGGTGGGAAGTAAATCTTGATATAGACCCCGTATTCATGCCGGGGGTTAATGGCTGGACTGCGGACAGTTCTTCTGAAAGGCATGGTAGGTTTTGGGATACGGACTTAGCTAAAATCAAATATGTATCTCAAAACGATAAGATGTGGATAGTGCATCCTGATTTCTTCCCTCTGGAATTAACAAGGACGGCGAAGCCAGCACAACCTCCGCAGACGTCGATGGCAGAGGACAAGTATGTTGTTGAGTTTGACACCCCCTCAAACACGAATCTTTCCACAAAAAACTCTTTGTGTTTTGGTTTGTATGGCGTTAATAGGCTAAATGCAAAAACACAACCTTTCTTTACCTTAAACTTTAAGGACAACAAATCTATTGCTTTTGGTTTTAGCGGTAGTGGCGCCGATACGAAATGGGCTATAACTACTTCGGATGGAGTTGTACATCAACTGGAAAACATTGGCGTTAGCTCTGACCAGACTGTAGATTTTAGCGATTTCAATAAAAACATACCTATCAACATTTATTGCTTCCTGACGTGGCGAGGAAACAAGCTTTACGCAAGCATAGGATGTAATAACAGTTATGGAACGTTAGGCCTCTATAAGTATTCCTCCTCCGAAGTCGAGGTTGATTCTTCTTTGGGCAACTTGTTAAGTTTTGTTATTGGGGGAACTCCGGGGAGTTCGACCGATGCTCAATCTTATGTTTCTTTCAAAGAAACCTTTAGTGCTGGTTCAGATTTTAGCGGCATTGGGATTAAAGTGAATTTTGGACAAGGAGATGTGCCTGATAAAAGCTTTAATAACAACGACCATAGGACGTCGCTAATAATGGCTCAAATGTTTGGAGACACTTCGAGTGTGTTCAAGCTTAATGATTATCAAATCCAGCAATACAATAATTCCGTTTTCCCCATTAAGCGGATATACGAGAGCGGCACAAATATTTACACGGAAGAACCTGTCATTGAGTTCAAGTTAACGACGATGGACTTCCTGACTTATCCGAAGAGCGACGACTACTATATTAACAACAAGAATCAGTCGAGCAATCCGGATAGCCCTATGTTTTGCCGCAATCACGAGACATACCCGGATATTCCGTATTATGTATATGAGGATAAAGACGTAGCGGTAAATACTATCAACGCCGTATTTGGTGACAGGTTTTTCCTCTCTGATGGTTCTGTCTCACAAATTACAGGGAATGATGGAACGCAAATAGCGGAATGGCTCAAAGACTATACGCCCGGAGATGTTGTCATTGGTTCTTGCCTGATGAACAAGACAGATGGGGTATTGAATGGTAATATCTACAATTTTAGTACTGGCTCTAATGTAGGAATCCCCATTAACTTTTTCCGCATGGCTAATATTGTGTGCCGATACGTGCGAGGCGACTGGACGCTTAGCACCGATGCGGAAGTCGCCACAAGTAAAGGCTGTTTAGTAAGCTATATTGAAAACAATAAAGTTTTCTCCGGTTATCCTAATGGCGGTGGGTACACAATTTTCCGTGTAAACAATAACTGGTTCTCACAACCTAGAAAACTTAGAATGTCCGGAAGCGATACTCCGGGAGTTTTTATAGGTCTTGTTTACATTGGCGAGAATGGGACGGTAATAACAAATACAGAAGATGCAGGACAATCCATTGAGGTGGATAATAGCGGAGGAGCTTACCATACAGACATCCCCTTCTCTGTGTGGCCTAATCAGAAAAGGCTCACATCCACCACTACTGATGCGACGGTATTCCAGAACCTGACCATTATGCCGTTGATGTATGCTCCTGTGCTGAATGGTATATTTAAAACTTTTGAATCTAATTATGGTAGAGGAAATTATCAGCTAACCCAAACCTCTATTAGTGGCACAAATTACTATTCGGCTAAATTCAATGACTTGGTGAAGTGCGCCTTTTCTGTAGAAAAAGGCTATCCTTCCTGCATAGCGTTGCGTAATGGGCGGCTGATATTAGCTTCAACTAAGGCCCAGCCCCAAACAATATGGGCTTCCCGTGTTGACAGGTATAATGAGTTCTCTGTGGACGACATGGCAGATTCCGGCTGGGATTTGACGATAGGCGCGAACCAGAGCCAAAAGATTCAATGGTTGTCTTCCTCTAAGGATTTGATAGTAGGAACAGACATTGGCGAATGGGTGCTGAACGACAGCGACTCAAGCAATCCTGTACCCATTATTAAAGAGCAATCCAGATGGGGTTCTTCTGTGGCGCAAGGGGAACTGATGACGGAGAGCCTGTTCTTTATTCCTAGGGACACAAAAGGAGTTATTCAGTCTATCTACTCCTTCCAGATTGACGGTTATACCTCCGAGGATGTGACCATCATGATATCAGATTTGTTTGACAGTGGGATTACGTCACACTCTATCCAAAAAGACCCTGACCCTATCTGGTGGGGAAGTACAGGCGACGGAAGGCTTTTAGGCTTCCTTTACAACAGAGGTCAAGACATCAATGGTTGGTTCCAATGCGACATTCAAGGATGCGACATAAATCAGGTTTGCTGTTACAATAATCCTGTAAAGGGGGAAGAAGGGCTAGTAGTTTCTGTTGAGGGAGAGAGTAAAAATAATTTAGTAAATGCCAATCAATATTTTGTAGCGTTCATGGAGGAAAGTAATCCCTGTGTAGATTTATTCTCCACCGGGAACACGACCGAAACGGATGCCGGGAATGCGGGAGGATTTGACCCTATGTCATGGGATTTATTCTCCACCGGGAACACGACCGACACGGATGCTCTTAACACAATACTAGTCAATGGCTACTTCAAAGAAACAACCAGCACGGAACAAATTACGATTCAAACAAAATCAAGTGAAACTCAATCCTTTATTTCAAGATTTTCTTTTTCCTTCAATGAGGCTTCTATTTTTAACAATCCGGCGACTAGCGGTAGCTCTGTTGAAGTAACAGCATTCCTTTTTGAGAACCAACATGACCCTTCTCTAGGCCAATTAACCAAGGGGCCGTTTTATTTGTTTGTGTACGATTCAGAGACACAAGCATTATTAGCTCGCTCAACCAACTCGGTAGAGCTTCCTGACAACAAGAACCAGCTTCCTTTGCTTGAGTTCCTGTTTAGTGGCTTAACTGTAAACGCTAACCAGAAAATAAAGGTTTTCTTCTCAAGAAACGAATCAGCCGCCTTTGAGGGGAATGAAGAAATATTACAGGTTTCCTGTTTTAGTGATTCTACCCACGAGACGGAATACGGATACTTCCCGTACATGGACGTCAGAACAACCGTATTGAACTCCAAGATTGAGTATGATGACACCAAGCCTGTTTATCTAGATGTCATATCGGCAGTTAGTGGAACGACAACAGGTTATTGCTTTAGCGGAAATTCGATAAACAATAATTATTCTTATTATCAACAGGCACAAGAAGGGGAGGGCTTGTTCTCCGATAGCAAAATTGTATTCAACGTTGAATCCGAATTTGTATCCTATATAGCACAACCGGGTTATGATGGTTTTATTATGCCGCCGTTAGGGCTACAATCCATTTTCCCGAACTTCACTTTCGGGCTTCACATCTTTTCAGAGTTTGTGTCGATGCCGATGGGGAATGCTAACAATTACGTCATCCCTGCCACTACCACTAAGATTAGCCAACTTAGGTATCAAGTGTCACGAGACGAAAGCAACGACTTGATTCCTTCTGACGAATTCCTTAACGAATATGGACTTGAGTATGGAGCACCGAGGATTCAAGCGACAGTGCAAGCTTTAGATTACGATGCTCCTTTAGCTATGGAAAAGAACAACTCCTTGTCTGTATCTACAAACTTGATTAACGGGCGAGGACATGTTGTATTGAGTGGGCAAAGTTCTACTGATACAAGGCTGTACTTTTCCTTAGATGATGCTAAAAAGGTGAACGTATTAGCGGCGTATATTCTGTATGATTCCACTATCATTAGCTGACACAGGCGGCCTAACCGCAGATGGTTTGTTGCCATTGACAGGCTTCCCCTCATGGATGTGGGGAAGCGACATTCTTAATGGTCAACTCTGGGGTGGAACAGAAATAGCAGAGCCAGCTTACAACGAAATTTGGACAGACCCTACGACTGGTGTTACGAATGCGCTCCTACCTTCGTTGACTGGATTGGAGCCAATGAACGGCCTGTATGATATTGATTATCAGATAGGTTATCCTGAAATGCCCCAGCCGCCGACATATAACCCTAACACAAGTTATTTATCATCAACGGCTTCAATAGATACGTCAGCTGGGTTCGAGAAGTCTAGTCCCAACAAAATAGCATGGGATGACACGTTTGACCCGTTCGGCTTCAACTCTGCGACGCTTAAAGGATTTGGTAGTGTTCTTTCGGATGTGTCGTCTTCCTTGAGCAAGAAGCGGTCATATGCCAACTATGTCGCCAGTTATGAGAATCAGGCACAGGCGTTAAGGAATCAAGCCGAGTCGGCATACAGGATTGCCGGAATAAACATGTCTCGCCTTCGAGGGAATCAGGCGAAATACCTAGCCCAGCAAAGGGTGTCAGCAGTCAGGACAGGCTTCGCCCCGACTTCCGGTTCCATAGGCGCTGTACAACAGGCGACAATGAGCCAGTTCGAGCAACAAATAGCTGATGCTTGGGTGGAAGCGGAACAAAAGAGGCAGAACACAATGTATCAAGCAAGCGTTGCTGATTGGCGGGCAAGCGAAGCCCGGAAGGCTAGCAAGCGCTCCTCCGGTGGATTCCTTGGCTCACTACTTGGCTCTGGTGTGGGAGCTTATTTTGGAGGCCCCACCGGAATGGCGATAGGTTCTAAGATAGGTTCATCCATAGGAGGGTTATTTTAATCATGGCGACCAACGATACTAGAGACATAAGACTGGGTGTCAGTAGTGCGAACAAGGAGGGGTTGTTGCCTTCTCCTTCAAACCGTTATTTGCGCTCCACTTATGATGCGGCCAGATATGTTCCTATTGGAAATGAGTTCGACAAAGAGAGCCGAGTAAAGGAGCTTGGCGACCTTGGAGAAGGACTCACAATATGGTCGAAGGCGCAAGCGGAAGTCGAGACAACGAACGACAGTATTCAGTCACGGCGCATGCAGGCAGAGTACATGGAAGCTTCCACACAGGTTTTCAATCAGCTTCAAAAAGACCCCAGCACGATGAACAATCCTGCGGTTTGGCTGGACGCCTATACGGAGGAGATGACATCAAGGGCGGCAGAGATTAACAACAAGTATGCCAAATCGTTTTATGTTGGGCGCAATCAGATGTTGTCCAATGAAAGGCTCAACCTGTTGCTGAAAGAGGAGAAGAACAAGGTGGGCCTGATGGCGGCAGACAGAATATCAAAGATGGCCGCAGACGAAACTAATGCGGCGTTCAAGATTGCTGTGGCCAACAGGGATTTCGGGTTGGCTAGGGAGATAAATAAAAGCCCCTACCTAACACCTGCGGAAAAGATGTTGAATGAGAATGGAATTGTTCAAGCCCAGACACAAGACATCATCCAGCAGGAAACATTGAGGAATCCTTGGGGTGTGCTGGAAGAGGTGAACAGGGATGGAGCTGTACAGCGTCGTGAATTGACCTACGAGCAACAGCAGTACGCATTGAACCAAGCGCAGGGCCGGATAAGCATGATTCAAAAGCAATCGTATGACTCTCTCGTACAGAAGTTTTTGTTCAACCCGGAAGAGTTTGAGATGGATGTCGCCAAAAAGCTATTGGACACAAACCAGCTGACGACCCAGCAATATGTCAACCTCCTCAACATGAAGAAGACCATGAGCGCCAAGGTTGAGCCGACTCCAATGCAGTTTGCGGCCATGTCTAATTGGGCGGTCAAGCTTTCAGAGGATTATCACAAAGAGTCGCCAGAGGGACAGGCCAATATCCTCTCCCAAGCTGAACGGCTTCTTGAGCGGATGAATTTCAGCACCAGCGACAAGAACTCATTGCTCAAGCTTGTAACACAAAAGATTTCCCCGGAAACGTTCAATCAGGCTGACAAGTTGGTAGAGAAGTTTTGGGATAACGGCCAACTCCCTCTGACCAAGACAGCGGATTACACCGGAACTCAAGGAGGAACTACTCCGATTTATTTGACGGAGGAAGAGTTTAATACCCAGTTCAAAGAGAGGAAGAACCAGTTTTTCTTAGACAAAAGCAGGACATACCTAGACCCGAAAACGGCAAAAGACAGGTATGCTGTGATGGAGTATGTGCCGGACTCGAACAATCTGTTCCTGCAAGAAAAGATAAAAAGCGAAGTTCGTTCCGTCCTTTCTGATAAGATTGCTGAATATAGGGCAGAACACAATGGGAAATCTCCTACCGGACAAGAGCTTTATGAGCTTGTTTTTTTCGCACAAGAAGAGGCGTTCTCCCGGAATAATATCAGCAGTATTGACCCATTATCTTCTGCCTCTGTTTATCCTTCTGGACAGCAAGACAGAGACGAAAGAAAGGCGACATTTATTCCGAACAACGTTAGAGTGTCGGCTATATCGAATAAAGCTTCTATAGATATTCCGACTAATGGTGCTTTTATTGTTTGGGCCGGAAGTAACTCTTTCATTACAAACGATAAAGACTACTTGAGCATATATAAACGGGCAGGGGCGACCCCTCAAGGATTTATCGTAGCAGATGAATCTTTCCTCCAAGCTCCACACAAAGATTTAATGGATGTGCAAGCTATGATTTCGGCCAAAGCGATAGCGGCGAAAGCTGGATTAGATGCACAAGGAGAGCAGGGAATTTATTGTGCATTGCTTTCCTATTGGAATAATTTATAAACAAATCATGGAAGAGCTTTCAGAACAACCCGAAGATTCTATCCTGTTGGATGAAATAAAGAAAATGAATTCGGGCCTCGCTTCTAATAAGGAGCAACCTGAAATAACAGAAGAGGATTTAGAAGCAAATCCTCAAGCTTACTCTTCTGAACAAATTGAAGGGGTTTTAAGAAACAAGAGAAGTATTCGCACAAAGCTTGACGATTATTTAAGGATGTCGTCTAGCTTGCTTCCTACTACTCCACGAGAAGCCTTAGATGCCGTAGGGACATTGCGTGAGGAACTGCAAGCAAATGGTATAGACCCGGAGTATGAGAGGTATCGTGAGAAGATAAAAAGAAACGAAGATATAGTTTATTCGGTTACTAGGTATATCAATCCAACAACAGGCTTGTTTGGGGATGTTCCGGCGCAAGATGTAACAAACAATAAGCTGGAAAAAATACTTAGTGCTGAGCAAATTAGGGATTTCAATAATGCCCCGCAGTTTATGCGAGACAAATATGTTTTCAATCGCATTGTTGAAAACTTTTTCCCGGAAGGGGAGATGGATAAAGGGTATGCACTAGAACTCCTGAAAAAGCATTATCAAACCGACTCCATGCACGGAGTTGTCAGCAAATACGCTCAAGAGCTTCAAAGGAACAAGGATGAGGAGGCAGCATACAATGAAGCCTCTACCAGATTTTTCGATTCCTTTATAGAAACAGGAGGCGATTACCAGAAAGCAATCGACAGCTTGGAAGGCAATCTAAACCTGTATGCGGAAAACATTTTCAACCAAGAACCTGCGCTTAAATACATTTACCAGCGTGCGTATAACTCCGTCTCATGGATTAAAGATGAATACATAGAAAGCGGAGAGCTGGATTGGGACAAGATGGCAGACAGGTTGTTGAAGCTTGGTGAAGGAGAGACGTTCTCTCTAGCCATTCAGATGCTTCCCTACATGTTGCCCAAAGACGACAGGACTTGGCTCACGCAAGCCATAGACGACACCGCCTCTGATGTCTCCCGCTTTGCTAGGCTCATGGTTGACGGAGGAGGTGATGGCGCCCAAGCAGAACGCCTTGCGTTGGCTATCCAGCAGGAATATCGTCAGGGCCGAGACATGCCTACATCGTGGATAGGGAGAGCTTTTAAGGCGGCGACAGACCAAGTTCCGAAAGTGGCGGCAGTAACAGGAAGCTCTCTTTTGGCTTCACCGGGTGGGCCTGTAGCAATGGCCGCCACAGGAACAGCTGTCGGCTCAATGGTGTATGGTTCAACTGTAGGTCTTGAGGCATATAGGACGAATTCTTCTAGGGCAGGAGCATTGACATATGGTGTTACTGTTGGGGCCTTGGAAGGTCTCCTTGAAAACGTAACTCTTGGCGTTGGTGCTTTGGCTTCCAAAGGTATTAAGGTTGCAGAGGCAGGTAGGAAGATTGCCTCTGTTGCCGGGAAGGTTCCCGCTACCGTAAGAGGTGCGGCGGCTGGTGCTTTGTCTGAATATACCCAAGAAGTCATTGCTGACCCAATTTATGTTGGATTGGAGAATGTAATGCGCTCTGCGGGGTTTGAGCTTACCCAGCAAAACACCCTTAAAAACTGGTGGGAAACATTGGACTTCACATCCCCTGAACTATTGGGGGCTACAGCCATTCTTGGCGGGTCCATTGGTGCTGTTGGGGGCTATCAAGCGAACCACCTCATCAACCGAGTAGGAAGAAGCGCTTCGGCCCTTCAAGCTTATGGTGTACCCGAATCGGAAGCTGTGGCTATTGCCGAAATGCCAGACGGCAAGGAGCGCACAAACAGGCTTATATCGGCCCTTCGCAATAACCGGGTAAGCCCCGACGTGCAAATAACAAACCAGCAAGCGGGGATATTCCTGAACTTTTTAGCTAAGAATGCAGAAAGGTTTAAGGATGTTGAGCTGATGCCGGAGATATCCGACAACGGGGACGGAACCTTTAATATTGTTGAGAGAGACCCGGTAAGTGGAGCTGAAAAAGTAACCACAGTAACAGACGAAATCGCAGGGACGTTCATGTCTCAAGCGTTGCAGTCAAATCCGGGATTTATCAGGGCATTAAATATTTTCGCCCAAGAAGAGATAGAGTCAGGGGTGGGCAAGGAGACGAAGATAAAGAGCTATACTCCTGACGAACTCCGAGCAAAAATCCAATCCACAGAAGACAACAATGCAACTATAGCACGACTTAGGGCTTTGGCTGTAATTAACCAAGACCCGGAATTGTTGCAGAGTTTTCGTGATGGGAAAGTAAGTATTGAAGATGTAGCAAATGAGCTGGAAATTGTATCTGCATATAGAGATGGCACGATTGCTGTTGCGAGGGGTGAAGCGAATCCTCTCAATATTCTGGAAGAAATAATTCACGCCCGTGCAATATCCGATTTGGAGAGCGGCGTTATTTCTCGAAGCGTCATTGAAACACAGGTAAGGAATTACTTGGAGTTCTTGGGACGTAGTGCGGAAGAGATAGGGGATTTGAGCAATGACGTTGTGTTGCAGGAACATTTGGCGAATATGGGGAAGGCTTTGGCAACAACGCCGGAACTGTTTTCCGCAATGCCCGGCAATGTTCAAACAATCCTTGAGTGGCAGAAGGACGCTATAGCGGAAGTTGGGAATGTCTTTGCGGAAGGCGCTCTGATAAAAGAGGCCATTGAGCAGGGCATTGTCTCTCCCGATTTTGTCAAGTGGTCTAAATCTTTGGCGACTATGGCCGAACGTCGTGACGGTCAGGATATGGCAGAGCTTGTCAATGGTGCGACCGGAGAAAGCATTTTGCCAATGGGCCAGAGCCTTCCTTCCGTGAGGAGGCGTGGAACCATTGATGTAACTCCTTCTGTAAGAACCATTAATGAAGCCATATCAAACATAGTCAATGGCGCATCGGAAAGGTCTATAGGCCAGCTCCACAAATTGCAGAGGAGCATGATAAAGCTTTCGGAAAGGTTTTCTCAAGGGAAGCTGACCGAACGAGGACAACAGAAAGCGTTACTGAATTCTGTTCTTTCTATCGCTAATGCAATGGCTTCTGGTAGCCGGAAGTTTATCTCCAACCAACTAGCCGAAAGGCTTGCGAACCCCAAGAGCAACGAAGCGTTTAATGCGGACATGAAGACTGCATTGGATGCCACAGTAGCGGCCTTGAACGAAAGAGCGGAGGCGGCGAGCCGGAAGCAGTTGGAGCGCATTATTCAGGACGAGATAAACAGGAGGGTTGAGCAAGCGGACGCTAAAGCCAAGAAGGATTTCAACAGGGAAATGAAATTCCTCCGGGGTTTAGTCTCCAAGGAAATAAGGAAAGACATCAAGGAGGAAAGAGCGGAGGCGGCGGCAGAGAAGAAGCTTGCCAGTAAAAGCATACAGAGCTTGCGAAGGCTTGCCGAGAATGCTTTTAAGGACACCAAGGGGCGCTCCCGTTCTTTGGATGCACAAGCCAGAGAGGAGACTATGGATGCCCTTGAGGTTATGGCTATGTCTCCTTCCGAAGTTGCAACCCAGCTTGAAGTCTTGGATAGCACCATAGACGAGCTTCAAAACCAGCCTGCCACAGAAGAACTTACTCTGGAACTGGAAAATCTGGAAAACCAAAAGAATCTCCTTGAGGTGTTTGGTAGTGCGTTGTATCGGGAGAAGATGCCTAACGGAAGGTATAAGTATGCTCTCAATGCACAGCAACTTGCGGAAGCAGTTAAGACATTGAAGGAGCTACAGCGTGAAGGGCGACTCCGCAGGAAAAAGGTTAATGAACGTATTGAGCGCTTCTATAATGACTTTAACGCTAAAATCAATGAGCGAGTAGGAGGAGAGAAGAATCGTGATGCCCTTAGAAAAGCCGTAATGGAAAGGGACCAACGGGGGACGGGCTTTTTGGATAGAATCTTCACGCAATTCATGAGCCTTCAACAACTCCTCGAAGTGATGTCTTCCATGAAATCCTTTAAGGACATAGGGACATTCTTGCAGAACAACGTCCAATTCGCAGAGCAACAGCGAGGGGTAGAAAAAGAAAAGGCTACGTCCAATGCGATTCGCATCATGCGTGGAATGATGGAGATTGCAGGGCAGAACTCTCCAAGATATTTTGATGAGCTTTCTACAAAAACTATTCCCTTTATGGGGCATGAGCTAACCAAGTATGGCCTTGTAAAAGTCTATCAGACATTGAGAGAGAAGGATGGCTTAGATGTGTTGAGAGAAAACCTTGGAGACAAGGGAATGGATTTCGGCAACTATCGTAAGTACCAACAGGAGTTGGAGGGCTTAAACAAGAGCCTTGATGATGGTGCCATTACTTCCGAAGAGTTTGAATCCAAGTTGGAAACCATTGAAGAAGAATACCTTGCGAGGAAGGAAAAAGATATTGCCAAGCTGTTGGAATTGCTAGGGCCGGATGGGCTTTACCTTGCTGACGAATTACAGAACCTGTATCGGGAAAAGGGCGAGAAGCTACGGGCGTTCATGGCAGAGAACTATGGCCAGACGGTTATCCTTGATGACTACTATACGCCCCGCAATATTGCCGCCTATAATACAATGCAAGAAGGGGATATGGATGCTTACAGTAAGGGACACGTCACAAGGACGGGCTTGCCCTCTTATGCAAAGCACCGGAACACTCCCTCTTCGGCGGCGCTCTCTCTGGAAATAAACCCTCTTGGGGAATATCTTCGTTATAGCTCTATCATGGAGGGGTGGATGACAGCTTCGGAACTGGTCAACTTCAACAACCGGGTATGGGCTAATCCCACAACGAACGCCCAGTTGCAGAAATTATTAGGCCCAGCCAATTTCGAGGCGGCAAACAAAGCCCTGTATTACTTCATCAACGAGGGGCGTGTGTATGCCCAAAAGAGCGTGTTGGCAGAGGTAATGGGGAAAGTGTTCCAAGTATTGGCTAAGACAAGGATTGCTTTCTCCTTGGCTTCTCTGGTGCGCTCTGGTGCGGCTTTGTTCAACCCTATCGTTGGTAGCAACTTCTCCATGATGGAAATTATCAAAGGCGTGGCAGAGGTGACAAGCGGGGACTATAAAGGTTTTACCCTTGAAGAGCTTCGTGACTTGGAGGCAATGAAGGAACGTAAGTACCGTGGATGGGAAGACCGTGTGCTTGCCGATAAGGCATTAAGCATTCCCCTGAAAAAACAAGCGCAATGGGGATATTGGCAGGAAGCGGGCATGAGTGGCCTTATGGCTTTTGACTGGTGGAGCATATCTTTTGCGAACCAGCTGACCTCCCACATGCTTGCTAATCGAGGTTTGTCGCATGAACAGATAAGATGGGAGCTTAACAAAAACATCTACCAGACGGCACAGCCTTTATCTACCTCCGCTAAGGCTATCCACTTGATAGGTGGAAGCTCATTTGAGCAAGCCCAGTTCCTTTTCTTGTCCGACGTGATGAACAAGTTCGGCCTAGTGATGATGCAAGGCAAAAAGGATGTTCCTTTCTGGGAGGCTTTTCAGGGAGCCTTTCGTGTTTACACTATTGCCGCTCTTGCTAATGGTCTCTTCAACGGCTTGGCTACAGGTTTATTTGGCGACAAAGACAAAGAGGATGACTTCATGAGCAACCTCTTATTGACTGCGGCATTGAGTCCTATTGTCTCTGTTCCTATGTTCGGCGGGTTTGCAGAGTGGTGCGCTTCCCTTATTAGCGGTGGTAAGCAATTCAGTCTGGGACGAGCCGATATGGCTGATTTATCCAAATCAATTCAAGGCTTAGTCAGAAGTATTGT